GCTGTAATGCTTCATTGCGATTCCCTCCATCTCTGTTCTTTCAGTTTAACAGATTTTTGGGGATTTTGCGACTGCACTTACAGGGTACTACTCCAGTTCCCCCTTTTGGAAAACCCCCTCCGGGGGTGCGGGACCAAGTCTCTGCACCGCCGAGCCGCCGTGGGGAAAATGGCGATAAGATAACAACCCTTTGGCTTCCCCTGTTCCGACCCGCCTCCCACTTCTGCCAGGCAGGGGGGGTTCTATAGGAGGGGGTCACCCCCTCCTGAGTCGTTTCAAGGGGATTCTCAAGGGGGAATCCGAAATCCCCCTTGAGGGCCTTCTTTGGAGTCCAAGAACCGTTTCTTGGGCCTCCAAGAAATGGTTCTTGAAACCGTTCTCCACGGCGGGCTTCGACCCGGAGACTCGAATCTCGAATCTCAAAACTCAAAACTAAGCGACTGAAAGGAGCTCGCAACAACATGTCCAACATCACAAGCGAGCGGCTGCGGGACTTCACCGCCACGCTCCAAAAATACAAGAGCGGCAAGGCCAGCCTGGAGCGGCGGGTGGTCTCCGCCGAAAACTGGTGGAAGCTGCGCAACCGCTTCGAGCAGCGCCGGGCGGGCCTGGGCGGCGACGGCGGCTTCCAGAGCGCCAGCGGCTGGCTGCACAACGTGATCGTCTCCAAGCACGCCGACGCCATGGAGGCCTACCCCGAGCCCAGCATCCTGCCCCGGGAGCCCGGCGACCGCCGGGAGGCCAGGCTCCTCAGCGCCGTGCTGCCCTGCATCCTGGAGCAGAACCGCTTCGAGAAGACCTACGCCGACGCCATGTGGCAGAAGCTCAAGACCGGCACCGCCTGCTACCGGGTGGTCTGGGACCCGGACAAGCTGAACGGCCTGGGGGATATCCGCATCGACCGGGTGGACCTGCTCAACCTCTTCTGGGAGCCCGGCGTGCGGGACATCCAGGACAGCCGCTATCTGTTCTGCACCCACCTGGAGGACGAGGACAGCCTGGCGGAGCGCTACCCGCAGCTGAAAGGGCGGCTCCGCTCCAGCCCCTTCATGGCCACCCGCTTCGTCTACGACGACGCGGTGAGCACCGAGGGCAAGGCCACCGTCATCGAGGTCTACTACAAGAAGCGCGTGGGCGGCCGCAGCGTGCTCCACTACTGCAAATATGTAGGAGATACGGTGCTGGAGGCGACGGAAGACGTCAGAAGAAGCCAGCTCCCTTCCGCTTCCGCGGTTTCCGAGGGAGCCGCGAAAGCTGCAGATCCGCAGGCTCCTTCTTCCTTTTCCCCAGATGACCCGCTGGCGCTGGGCTCATCCGGGGCCCCCGGCGAGGTCGAGGCGGACAGCGCCGACGCCGGGCTCTATCAGCACGGCCGCTACCCCTTCGTCCTGGACCCGGATTCTCAAAACTCGAATCTCAAAACGCAAAACTCGTCCGCACCGGCGGACGCGCCGCCGCAGGCGGCGGCCATGGGCCTATATGCCCATGGCAAATACCCCTTCGTCCTGGACCCGCTGTTCCCGGTGGAGGGCTCCCCATGCGGCTACGGCTTCGTGGACCTGTGCGCCAACGTCCAGACCGCCATCGACCTGATGCGCACCGCCTTCGTCAAGAACACCCTGGTGGGCGCCACGCCCCGCTACTTCCAGCGGATCGACGGCTCGGTCAACGAGGAGGAGTTCACCGACCTGACCCGCCCCCTGGTCCACGTCAGCGGCAACCTGGGGGAGGACAGCCTGCGGCAGATCGGCTTCGCCGGCCTGCCCGGGGTCTACGTGAACGTGCTGGAGAGCGCCATCCGGGAGCTGCGGGAGACCTCCGGCAACACCGAGACCGCCAACGGCACCATGAACGTGGGTGTCACCGCCGCCTCCGCCATCGCCGCCCTGCAGGAGGCCAGCGGCAAGGGCAGCCGGGATTCCACCCGGGCCTCCTATCTGGCCTTCGGGGAGATCATCGAGCTCTGCATCGAACTGATCCGCCAGTTTTACACCCTGCCCAGACAATTCCGCATCGCCGGGGCGCTGGGCGGGGAGGACTTCATCAGCTACTCCAACGCCGCCCTGCTGCCCCGGGCGCAGCTGGGCCCCGGCGGGCTGTTCCTGGGGATGAGCCAGCCGGTCTTCGACGTGAAGGTGGCCGCCCAGAAGCGCAGCGCCTACTCCCGGCTCAGCCAGAACGAGCTGGCCATGGAGCTGTACCGCCTGGGGCTGTTCGAGGATGGGCGGGAGCTGCAGGCCCTGGGCTGCCTGGAACTGATGGAGTTCGACGGCAAGGACGCCCTCATGGGCCGCATCGCCGCCGCCGGGCAGCTGCGGCAGCGCCTGGAGGAGCTGGAGCGGTACAAGGCCCTGGCGCTGGCCCTGGCCAAGCGCTACCGCCCGGATCTGGCGGCGGGCCTGCTGGGGGAGGCTCCGCCGGTCGAGCCGCCCACGGACGGCAGCGCGCCGCCTGTGGACGCCCCGGCGGACGGGGCGTCTCCCGGGGCACCGGGCCCGGACGCGGTGCTGGAGGCCGCCGCGGGCCAGGCGGCCGCGGCGCCGCTGCCGGGGTGAGTTTTGAGATTCGAGAATTGCGGCTTTGCGCCGCCGGGGGCGGAGGAAGCAAAGCCGGAATTTCCGCAGCCGCCCGATTGGCGGGCCGAGGCGCCCAAGCCCGGCCCGGGAATGGCAATCGCGGCAAGGTGGAATAGCCCGGCACCCCCGGGTGCTAACTTGGAGGACAAGGGTGCCACATAGGTCGCCGCCGTCCGGCGTCAGAGGAAACTCGCTCCGTTCTGCTTCCACCGGGGCGGCGAAAGCGCCACATCCGCTCCTTCCCTTTTCCTTCTTCCACACAAACCCGCTGGCGCTGGGCTTTGTGTGGAGCCTGGAGTGGCCTGTGCCTTTTGGGCTTCCGGGCTACGCTAAAGCGGGCCCTACCTGGTTGCGGCGGTAAGCCTGTGCCGGTAACTACACGGCGGCTCGGAAGTGCGAAACGTAGCTTCCCCTCTTCACCTGCCGAGCCGCCGTGGGGTAAACTCCCGCAGCTTATGTGAGTAGCAAGGCAGGGCCCCGTGGCCCGGAGACCAGAATCGGCAGGCCCTTTAGACTAAGGACGGCGGCGACCTATGATCCGACCTTCCCATACCGTTTGCCATCAGCCAAGCGCTTCTTTGGAGTCCAAGAACCGTTTCTTGTCGCCACAAGAAATGGTTCTTGAAAACCGTCTCCTAAAGACAAAACACTGCACCCGAAAGGAGCATGTTATGACCTTAGTGATCTATGAGCCGGAGGGGCCGGCGCTGGAATTCATCGGCCACGCGGGGGCCGGGCTCTGCGGGCGGGACCCGGTCTGCGCCGCCCTGAGCATCCTGATGTACACCCTGATCGAGGCCGTCCCCACCGCGGCTGTCTCGTCGGGGGATGGGTACTGCCGCATCGATGCCGGCACGGGAAAAAACCAAACCGCAGCCCAGCGCAGCGGGTGCGGTTTGGAGAAGGAAGAAGGAGGGAGCAGGAGCGCAGCTTTCGTGACGCCTCACGGAAGCGGAGCGGAGCGAGCTTCTTCTGAGGCCGCTTTTTGTCGGCCCGAAAGTTCGGCTAAACAGAATGTCCGAGCTTCTTTTGACGTGGTACTTGGCGGCCTGCGGCTGCTGGCGGGCAGCTTCCCGCAATACGTACGCTTGGAGGAAAAACGATGACAAAAGAAATCCTGGAGGCCCTGGACACCGGGGGGAAAGATTCGAGTTTTGAGATTCGAGATTCGAGGGGACGGGAGGACGAGGAAGAGCGGATCGACGCAGGCGCCCTCGCCATGACGGAGGATGAGAGATTCGAGATTGGAGATTCGAGATTCGAGAATTGCGGCTTTGCACCGTCGGGGGCGGAGAACGGGGAGGCGGCGTCCCAAGCGGGTCATTGCGAGGAGCGCAGCGACGTGGGGCCTGCCCTTCAGGGTACAATCCGTAATCCCTTGACGCCAAGCCGGGACGAGGAAGAACGGATTGCCACGGCCAGTGTGCGCACTGGCCTCGCAATGACAGGGGATGAGAGACTCGAAAGTCGAGAGTCGAGAATCGAGGAGAGGGAAGACGAGAAGGGCTTCGAGCCGGATTCTCAAAACTCGAATCTCAAAACGCAAAACTCGTCCGCGGCGGCTTTGCGGCAGCGGGCGGCGGCGCACCTGGACAGCCTCTATGCCCAGGCGGAGGCGCTGCGGGAGGAGTTCCCCGACTTCGACCTGGACGCGGCCCTGCGGGACCCGGACTTCCTGCGCCTGACCGCCCCGGGCCTGGGGGTGGACCTGCGCCGGGCCTACTACGCCCTGCACCGGGAGGATCTGGACAGCCGCGCCGCCCGCCGGGCTGCCGAGGAGACCCGCCGCCGGCTGGCCCGGAGCCTGGCCTCGGGCGGCCTGCGCCCCCGGGAGGGCGGCGGACAGGAGGCGGCCGCCGCTCTGGCCTCCGACTACCGCAGCCTCTCCCGCCCCCAGCAGCTGCAGCTCAAGCAGCGGATTCTCGAAGCCGCCGCGAGAGGGGAGAAGATCTACCCCTAAAAATCAGACCCAACATACCACCATCTTGAAAGGAGCAATCCATGGACAACATGCACATTGATCTTCAGTATTTCGCCGACGCCGGAACCCTGGTCAACGCCACCACCGGCTACGTCAACAGCGGCACCGGCGAGCTCACCGAGTTCACCGAGGCCAGGACCCTGAGCCCCGAGCTCAAGGCCTTCTACGACACGGAGCTGCTGGAGAACGCCCGCACCGAGCTGTTCTACGCCCAGTTCGCCAAGCGCCAGCCCCTGCCCGCCAACCACAAGGGCGCGGTGGAGTGGCGCAAGTGGAACACCTTCGAGCGGGCCGGCAAGCTCAGCGAGGGCGTGATCCCCACCGGCCAGAAGTTCGGCGTCACCACCGTCACCGGCAGCGTGGACCAGTACGGCACCTACACCTCCATCACCGACAAGCTGGAGCTGCGGGCCTACGACGACGTGATCCTGGGCGCCACCGAGGAGATGGGCGCCTCCGCCGCCGAGACCCAGGAGAAGCTGATCCGCGACGCCCTGCTCCAGGGCACCAACGTCCTGTACTGCGATAACGTCAACCCCGCCACCGGCGCGATCGCCACCGGCAGCGGCGTGGTCGCCACCCCCGAGTCCTGCGCCCAGATGGAGGCCACGGCCTCCGCCATGAGCCTGCTGACCCCGGCCATGATCAACAAGGCCGTCACCATCATGAAGAAGAACCGCGCGCCCCGCATCAACGGCCGCTACTACGCGGTGATCCACCCCAGCGTGGCCCACGATCTGCGCGCCTGCGAGGGCTGGATCGAGGCCCACAAGTACGCCGCGCCCGAGGAGCTGTTCAACGGCGAGATCGGTGAGCTGCACGGCGTGCGCTTCATCGAGAACGTGTTCGCCCCGGTGCTGGGCGGCGAGGACTACCAGAACAAGGCGGGCACTAAGACCTACGCCAGCTACTTCTTCGGCAAGGACGCCTTCGGCATCATCGACCCGGAGGGCGGCGCCCTGGAGATGATCATCCACGACAAGGGCGAGATCGGCGGCCCCCTGAACCAGTTCAGCACCATCGGCTACAAGTTCGAGACCAACGGCGCCACCATCCTCTACCCCGAGCGCCTGCTGCGGGTCATGAGCTGCTCGAGCTTCTCGGACAGCGACGAGGAAAACTAAAAAAACCGCGGCAAA